CTTGTCATCGTTCGACAGCGCGTACGGTTCGGCGATCTCGAACACGACCTCGATCTCGTCCGAGATCAAGTCGTGGACAGTCTTGATCGCTTCGGTGACGACAGGGACGCGATGCGCGAGGTCGTGCTGTTCGACGAGTTGGTCGATCGTCGACTTCGCGATCATCGCCTCTGAGAATGACTCGATCTGTGCGAGACGGTTCGCGGCATCGTCTCGTGAAAGGTAGCACCCGAACGCGCGACCAGTCTCGGAGTAGACGCAGAACTGACCGTCCTCAGCACGGATCTCGCGGCGAACGCGACGACGGCGACCACCACGACCGCCACCGCCGCCAGACCCTCCGCCACCCATCCCATAACCTTCTTCGACGTCGACATCCTCGCCTTCCTCCATCTGGTCACCTTCGGTCGGCATCATCGCCGTCGCCGCACGATCCATTAGCGCGAGAACCTTCCCGGCGAGTTCGCGCGCGTCCGGGAACATGATGAGCGCGAGGTAGGCGCGTGACAGGCAGGCGACAGGGTTGGCGTATCCCATGCCGTGACCTTTCGACGCCTCTCGCTGTTTGCCGAGCATGATCGACTGAAGTTCGTGAACGAGGCCCATGACTTCGTCTGCCATCTCGCCCATGCCCATGCGGACGAACGTCTGGTAGGAGTCGAGGAGTTCGTCGAGCGGGTCGATAGCGCCGTCGTCGCCGTACTCGTCGTCGTCCTTCATCTCGTACCCGTAACCCTTGTCGAGTTCGAGGTCGTCGCGTTCCGTCTCCATCGCGTGTCGAGGGTAGCAGAAGGTGTCGACGACCGCGTCGGACGTCCTAGTCGGAAAGATTCGAGATTCCCGGTTGACGCAGTCGCCGTGAAGGCCGCATACTTGTGTTCGTGGGAGATACAACGAACCGGAAGGAGAATCCCATGAACCAGACCACCAGCAGGTACTACGTCGAGAAGTGCGAGACCAACCCGCCTTGCGAGCATCCCCTCTGCCACCGCCTCCACCGGCGGTTCGGCTACCGCGTCGAGCGGCATTGGGACCCGGTGCAGGAGACCCACATGGACTTCGCGCATTACATCACGCGCTACTTCTGGGTCATCATGGACCGCGAGACCGGCGACCGCGCGTTCTACGGCGAGCAGTTCGACACGAAGCGCGACGCGCTCCGGTACTTGGAGGCGCGGTCGTGAGCGCTAAGTCGAACGAAGTCATGGAGGCAGTCGCCTCGAAGATCATCGCCGCGATGGAGGCGGGTCAGGTCAACGGCGAGTGGAAGAAGTCGTGGGCTGGCGGAGCGATCGCGATGAACGCGGTCACCGGCAAGCAGTACAAGGGCGGGAACCTCATCGCGCTCTGGGTCCTCGGCGAGGACTTCGGCTCCGGCTACTGGGCCACCTACAAGCAATGGCAGAGCGTCGGCGCGCAGGTCCGCAAGGGCGAGACCGGCACCCGCCTCGTGAAGTGGAGCCCGATCCCCTGTAAGGATCACGGCGCTACCGAGCGGTGCTCCTCCTGCGGGAAGATGGTCCCCAATGTCTTCACGGTGTTCAACGCCGATCAGGTCGACGGCTGGGAGGGCAACCCGGACGCGATCAAGAACCTCGACGAGCGGATCGCCGACGCCGACGACTTCCTGAAGGCGACCGGCGCGGAGATCAAGCACACCGACGAGGGTCGCGCCTACTACCGTCCCTCGACCGACTCGATCACGCTCCCGCACTTCGAGTCGTTCACGAGCGCCGAGGCGTACTACGCGACCGCCGCCCACGAGTTGATCCATTGGACCGGCCACGAGTCGCGCCTCGACCGGCAGATGGCTAAGAAGTGGGGCGACGACGACGCCTACGCCGCCGAGGAACTCGTCGCCGAACTCGGAGCCGCGATGCTCTGCGCGACTCTCGGTATCTCGGACACGCCTCGCCCGGACCACGCCCAGTACCTCAAGTTCTGGGTCGGTCGCCTCAAGGACGACTACCGGCTCCTCTGGAACGCCGCGTCGCTCGCTCAGAAGGCGGTCGACCACGCGACCTCGATCGTCGAGGCTCGCCGAGAGGAGATGGTCGCCGCCTGAGAGATCGCTCCGGGGTCTCCTCCCCCTTGAGCCTCGGAGCAACGTGAGACCGTCGGCCCTCCCCCCGGGTCGGCGGTCTCGCTGTGTCTAGTCGCGGGTCGAGAGCGGGTGACCCTCGGGGAGGAGATCGGTGTCGAACGCGCGCCCGGGGAACCTGCCGGTGCGTACCGCTTGGAGGAAGGTGTTGACGCGGGCGTATGCCCATTGGTCGGACGAGGTGACGTTCGGACGGACCGACTCCGGGTTCGTGTTGTACGCGCCGACGCCGCGCTCGAATACGGACGCGAGCATCCGGAGCGTCACGCGCTTCCCCTTCTGCCCGCCGTACTTCTCGTTGTGGTCCTCGACCTTCCGTTCGAGCCCGGCGCGGACCGCCGCAGAGACTTCCTTCGAGAGTTCTCCCTCGTTGATCAGACGGTCCCGAGTTCGGTCCGCCCAGTCCTGAGCGCGGTCTCGGTTCGAGCGTCCGAGGTCTCCACCCCAGAGGAGCCACGCAACCTGCCCGGGAGTTGGTCGATCCGACTTCCCTTCGAGGTAGGCGTCCGCCTTCGGGGACGAGAGATCGGTCCGATGTCGAGCGAGCCAAGCGGCCATCCGACGTACCTTGTCCGGAGTCATCTCTCCTCGCGCCATAGCGCGCGCCTCGCGGATCGTGCGCGGGCGGAGTCCGTCTCCCGCGAACTGGAGAAGGTCGAGCCCACGACGCGCGTTCGAGCGGACGTATGACGGGACGTTGATAGCCACGGTCCGACGCTACCCGCCGCCGATGTTCGGTCGTTCGACGAACTGGAGCCGGAACGGGTCTCCGGGTTGACCGGTGCCTAGCGCGACCGGCGGGTCGTACAGGTCGGTGTCTGTTCGAGTCGAGAGGGTACAGCGGCAGTTCGGGTGCGCTGGCGGAGCCTGAACCTCTACGCCGTTCGGAAGCGTGAACGGGTCGGCGACCTTCGCCTCGGTCCCGGCCATACCGACACAGATCGGGCAGACGTCGAACGGTCCGGTCGACCAGACCTTCCGGGAGAACTCTCTCGACATGAGCCCTGTGTCGATCGCCTGCTGGTAGGAGAGGAGCCGCGCTTGGTTATGCGCCATCATCCGTTCGGTTCGAGCGATCGTCCTCGATCGAGCCCGACGTAGTTTCGTCGCGTACCGCGTCCCGGTCCGCTGGAGATCGTCGAGCGCTTTCTGTCCGTCGATCCCTCGTGCGGCGAGGTCGCCTGCTCGATCAGCGACACGGTTCACGACCGCGCGCTCGTACCTGACCGTCAGACCGTTGAGGTTCGTCCCGAGGGTCTCTGCGAACTCTCGCGCTGTCGGTGTCGGCGTGACCGTTTGGAGCCGGTCGTAGATCAGCGACGCTGAACTCCCCGGGGTCCGAGCCTCCGTGAACGACTGCGTGACGAGAGCGCGGAACACCTCCTGTTCGGAGAGAGCCATATTCGTGATGAGCCGGGACGACTCGGTGCGAGCCCACTCGGTAGCGCGCGGGTCCTGAGTGTCGAACCGGAACCGGAGCGCGACGGTCGACGGCGACGGCGTCTCTGCCTTCCCGACGCGCCGGTACTGGGCGGCGAGTTCGCGCCCGAGGTCGAGCGCCGACGTCTCACCCGAGGCGACGAAGGATGCGAGGAGAGCCTCCTCTATGGCCCTAGAAGCCTGCGAGAGCGCAGTCAGGACCCGTTCGGCGTAACCGGGGGTGTCACCTGACTCAAGCGAATCTAGGAGGGTCTCCGGCTGAATCGAGAGAAACGCCTGCTCTACGGCGTCCGCGATCGCTTCCTCCTGCGTCGAGAGCGTGTCGAGCCCGGCGGTCCGGAACTGCGGTCGCCCGGTCGAGCGGCGCTTGACGAGCGGAATCCGCCCGCCGCCTCTGATCGGGTCTGCCTGTCGGCGGAGAGCCCGGATCGAGCCGGGCATCGGTCAGACTCCCTCGGCCTCGCCGACCGGGAGCCCGGCGATACCGCGCAGGTAGCCTTCGAGGTTCTCGTCCGGGAACAGCGGCGCGCCTGCCTGAGCGAGCGAGGTGATGAACGAACCGATCGAGGCGAGGTCGACCGACTTCGGAGTCGACCAAGTCAGCGTCGGCGACATCGCTTCGTCGACACCGTTGAGACGCATCAGGCGCGGGATCGCGTGGTTGTTGAACACCTCGGCGATCTCCGAGAGGAACGCATCGAGGGAGCGGATGAACAGGTCGACCTTCGAGACCGAGAGCGCCTGCGAGCCGACGTTCTCGTGACCGAGGAGTAGGAAGTCGGCGAGGACGGTCATCGCGATCCGCTGGTCGTACCGTCCGATGATCGCGTCGGTGTCGAACTGGCGACGTCCGCCGGTCGAGAGGAGTTTGAGGTCGTACGCCGGGTTGCCTGTCTCCGGGTCGTAGGCGAGAGGGAACACGATGCCCTCCTGCTCGTCTCGCTTGACGTTCCGGACGATCTGCTTGATGGCGTCGAGCGCGGCGCGCTCCTCGGCGGTCGCGGCGTTCGAGAGGAGTTGCGGCGGGACGAGCGCGACAGGGAGACCGGCGAGGTCGCGCTCAATGCCGATCGCTTCGATCTCTTGGATGCGGCGCTTGTAGTACCACGGAATGAAGGCGTTGCGGAGAATCGAGCGGCCCTGCGGGTTGTTGAGTTTCGAGGTCGTGCGGAACAGGAGGCACTTCTCGATCGGGAGGAACGTCACGCCCTTCTT